AGATACCATCTTTAACCTTATACGCAAGAGGAAGACCAACTGGCATCTCCTCATGCTTGTATGAATAAACCCCGTATTTCATATAGAAATCCATGGATTCTTTAATCGTGTCAGTTCCTATCTTGTCGTTTTGTTTGTCGATAACTGGTGAACTAATATATGTCTCTAATATTCTCTCGTTATACCATTCAGGCCGATAAACTTTCCAATTAGTGTCTTTAGCGTCTGCCACAGCGTAAGATTGGCTACGTGTATATAAACAAAAATATCTTTCCGGAAACCTATCCTTCGTTTGCTCTTCTTACTGCAATAGCTCTGATTTCATCTTTAATATCATCCATATACTCTAGCATTGCATTCCTTGAAAAATTACTTGCATCTAAAAAAGGTTGATTTTGATATATTGCTTTTGCTAACAAAAACGGAGGCATTCCATAATAATCTGCATACTCCTTAATCGTATCAGATTTCCAATATGGAAATGGAGATGGCCCTCCTTTATCTATTATTCGTGCATACTCTTTATTACTAGCTATTGTTAATGTACTACCGCTAACAAATGCAAATATTGAAGCGTTTAATTCTCCAGTTACATTATTTACCTTTTCATTCAAATAACCTCGTGCAGTATCTTCAATTGCCATACTATATGTCTCAAATGCTTCTTCAAATATCTCATCCCAATTTTTACCCTGTTTTAAAAAATTTAAAGACTTTTTAATATTGGCGTAACCTTTTACCGAATACGTTGCCATTATTTGTAAGAAGCTACTTCTTCTACAGACGCATCACCGTACTTTTCCTTCCACCTACGATTTACTTTGTCTGCAATATTTTTTCTCATTAACATTCTTTGATTCTTGTTGTATTGTTTCATGTACTCGCTTTTGTTATTCCAAGCCCTTTCATGCTCGCACTCTTCACATAATCCATTAGACATTAACCTAACTCGACTTTCTCCCGCCATACACTTTTTACAACTCTTCACGGTTTTAATGCTCCTACTTCTGGTTTAGCCTCCTCTGGCATACTAACTTGTGGCTTATCTGGAAGAACTAAATTTCCATCCTTATCCAACGTAGCCTCTATTCCTACCTTATTTAATACTGTAATTATATTTGCCTTCTGTAACATATTTGCTAACGCTTGTTGCTCGTTCTTTGTGTTAATGTCTGCAAACTTTACCTTCCATGTCTGGATTCCCATCAACTTCATTAATGGTTTAAGAAATCCCATTTCCAAACATTGTTGGGTTTCTAAAACTGTTCTGTCAAACAAAGATATCTGCTCACCCTCTGCATTCAACCCACCTACGCCCGCTGTGCTACCTGTTACTATCGGCATAACGCCATACGATGCGTTTATGTCGTTGTTAATGCGCTCCATATATGGTAAAGCCATCAACTCATCCATGTTAGGCATAACTGGCACAAACTTCGCCTGACCGCTTCCTGTACCCTCACCCCTACTACTTATAATTGGAACAAAGTTCGGATTACGTCTGGTTTCCTCCGCAATATATTCTCCCAATCTGTTTAAACTTTCTTCATCATGACCGGGAATATCCAAGAAACCTTTAGGCGGTCTCTCTAATTTATAAATCTTATTTTGGAAGTTTTCAATAGCGAGAGCTGTTTCGATTTTCTTAGAAAGACCTATAATTGGCGACTGACCATACAATCTGGCATTCGCACTGTATTTATTAAAATGAATTATCTCATCCCGTGCAAACGGAATTTTGTCTTCATCCTGACCCATGTCATAAAAGTAAGCCATCGGCTCTGCTTCAAATCCACCTTCACCTAAAGCCCCTTTCTCCAAAAACTTTCTGGTAATTACATCAAAATATTCTTCATTTTTAAATTTACCATAATCATCAACCGCAAATCTCATTTGCTTGGCATCCTCTACCCAAAGCTCCTTGACTATCTTACCATCTGTTCCCTGAATCCTGTCATAAACAACACTTACCCAACAATCGTCAAATACCTCTACTTGTCGTATCATTGCCTTAAAAAATTCCGATGCCGTAATATCTGCATTACCACCACTCGGATTTCTAAGAAGTGTCTCTAACATCTTCCTCTCTTCTTTGTCACCAGCATCCCCAACAGCGTGGTATTCCCATCCCTTCGCTACGGACTGTGACGCGATTCGAGTGATAACGGTTCTAAGATGAGAATACCTGTCTGCTAATTGCTCTAGATAATTCTGGTCAACTGGAGGAAGTATATCGGCCTTGAATGCACGATTACTGCCCGTAGTTCCATACGCAGGAGTCCTTGCATCCTTCAATACACTAGCTGTGTTTCTCTCAATCAAATCCTCTAACGCGGAACGCTTCCGCACTGGCTTTCGCCCTAAAATTCTATCGTACCATGCCAAGTTGTATCGCCTCCACTGTAGTAATTATCTTATTAAGCTTTTCCTTTTTTTGTATTACATCTAAACTCTTTTTTAACCTTCGACTCCAACTTTGTCCAGAATTACCACCCATCATCTTCCACATTATATATCCCTTACTTGGATTCTTCTTGTCGGCAAAGTTCTTGGCTGGTGGGTCTACTTTTTCATGCCTTCTGTAATATGTATCAATCTTAACTGCTGTTTTGTATCCTACGTCCTTCTGATATCTTAACTTACGATTTATGGCTTTAGTTACCTTACCACCACCATAACCATGTATAGCTCGCAAATCACGCCCCTGCAATGCTTCCTTTTTTACACCACGAGGAATCCTGTACCTATCGCGCTTATCTCCCACGATACTCCCGAACATATCTCCTAAGCACTGGCTCTACTAAGACGCCCGTCGGCACATTCTCTGCTTTAGCAATCTCTTTAAGACTCGATTTCGTATCATCGCTAATTCCATAAATTTCCAACCTTGTGCGCTTTTTCATATCTGGTTGGGAACTCTGTATTCTAATGATGTATATAAACTTTCCTATATGTAATCCCAACTAACATAAGCTAATCCTTTTTTGTTCATGCCTTTTATTGCCAACTCACACATCCATAACGCCATCACTGCATCAGGTGTGTGACCTTCTAACCTTCCATTCTTACCGTAAATTAACCTAGCCAAACCATCTGTCAATTTTCTAGGACCGGGACGACTTGCTCCCCTTATTTCTTCCTGCCATGGAATCTGGTATCTCTCTTTTTCAAACTCCAAGGCCAAGCCCGGTATACCCACATCATGGGAGTGCTTTTCGCGTCCCGTGTTGTGCCCTTCAACCGGAAGGCCCGCCAAGTCACTCGCACTATGAACCACAAGTCTCTGATACCCATTCGATTCTATCATTATCGTATCTGGATTAAACCTTTTCGCCAACTCTCTGATTTTTAACACTTGAGTTTCCAACCAACCACTTCCTTTTGCCATTACCTTGCCCGTCCAACTATACAGAAGCCTACGATGCTCATTACGCTTATTATAAGCCACAAGACAGTAGCTTGTCTCATCATTCTGACTGTTCATGCCCACAGCCAAGTCAACACCCATAACGACGCTTATATCGTCATTGTATTCTGGCAAACCCATGTCCAACTTATCGTCCAAACAACGCTGTAACACTTCGTAAGGAATTACAGCACTCTCTGGGTCCAACGGATTTAACATATACTCAGACTCAAAAGCACGACTTCCCATTGTCTCCTTTTCTTTGTCCAACCTCTCCTGATTCCAATACTCAGGCCAACGAGGACTTCCATCCTCCAAAAGTGCTGGATGTCGTATTACATTCCACTCTTTACTTTCTGAAACCCAATCCGTAATATCTCCTACCCTTTTTTGAGTTCCTACCAATAACATCTTAGATTCTGGCAACCTCATCGGCATTACAACTCTCTGTACGTAATGTATCACTTTTTCATCACTTAAATTTGGAAACTCCTGCAAAACGTCGTCCAAAATAATCATGTGAACGTGCGGACCCTCTAATGCCTTTCCAATACTAGCTGCCTGAACTCTACTTCCATTATTGAACCTTTTTGCTCCCTTACGTATTGTCACTTTCCTGTCATCTGACTTTTCTAAAAATGTATTTAATCTCCAAGACCTCTTACACAATTCTTCAAACTGCTCCAATTTGTCCCAAGCCTGTTCCAATGTCGCTGAAATATACAACGCTCTAAAATTTGGCTGCTTATGCATATAATATGCCAAAACACACAACCCCCACGTCGTTTTCAAGTGACCGCGCGCACATATTATAGATGTAAACTCACCCTTCTGAAAGTTCTCCTCCCATTGCTGATGCATTTCACCTAAAGGAACATAAGTTCCCGGCTCTTGCTCCATATAATCTCCCATCACCTCATCTATAAACTCATTTAAACTAAGCGGCTGCTCATTCATTATCTCTAAAGCACCTGCTATCGCCTGTGTAATGTGTTTACTATTCATATTTGTATTTTGATATACTTATCACTATCTCTTTAACAGCTTTGTCATGAATTATTAGCTTTTCACCAATTACATGTATATTGTCTGACTCTTCAATAACTTCACCGTCCTTAATTATTCGGATGATGCTAACCATCTCCCGCCATCCCAGCTATAAATATCAAAATGTCTCTTGTATCTATACCTATCTATCAAAAAACACTTGGCTACCTTCTCATCATTGTCATAATACGTCTCACCAGCACTTACACGCTTGAATCTATGCTCCTTTAACAAACTCTTTAAGTCATCTACACTTATTAACCAAAGCTGCTTGTCATTAATATTAGGAAAATAATATACAAAATACATCGCCTTCGTCTTTCTTATTCCACTTCTCTTACCACGACACTTGTATTCAATCGCCATATTGCCTGTACCACCCTCATTTAAATTCTTCTCAAAAAAATCAGTCTTTACCTCAAATGTTACCACATTACGCTCGTCATCTTCAAACAATATGTCAAACGCACTAGTGTCATTATACTTAACAAATCGCAAATCTAAAACAGTTTCACCAAAATGCTTGACTGCCTCCTCTCCTTTCTGACCATCTGCCAAATCTTTGTAAAAATTATTGTTCATAACAACAATTCCTCACTAAATTTCTGATTTGCATTAACTACCCTGATTTCTAACGGATATAAGCCCTTTTTCTTAGCTATAGACTCTACACCCTCTGTATTTACTACCTCATAAATAATACCCTCATCAGCATCTATTACGTCCGCACGCAATCCTGTCGAATCAAATATCGCCTCTGTGTAAAACTCATGACCCCATTCCTTTAACTTCTTGCATATCGCAAACTTCATCTCAATATGAGACTTAGTCTCATTCGTACTCCATCGAAACGCATTGCGATTTCGATTGCTTGTTCTTAATAATCTACTTATTTCATTCCTTTTTCTTTGCTTCTCACTCATTTATTGACTTCCTACAGGCTTTGCAATTAACCTCATGGTCCTTATCACTAGCCCTAATGTTCATACTTCCCTTTACCCAGTCTGCATAACGTCCACAAACTGTCCATTGCCCATCATCTCTATACTTATGCACGATTTCCAATTATATCCCCCACTATTGGTGTATATATCTCACTCTGCTTGCACTCATAACAATCAACTACAGGACGACCTTCCTTCTTTTTACTCCAAATAAAATGCTCCTTACTTATATTCCTATGTTCCTGCTCCCATCGCTCACCACACATAAAACAACTAAACCGCCATTTCATTTTAACAACCCCAAACACTTCTTGCAATTTACAAACTTAGTACCGCGCTTCTTCATTGCCGCATACTCCATAGGCGTTACCTCATAACCACATTTACTCAAATGTGCTACATCACTTGGTGCGTGTCTTTTTTGCATCTCTCTCCTCCTGCCATCTTACTCCTATCCAAAATCCTGCTATAAATATTGCAAGGACAAACATACTTATGGATAAAGCAACACCAAAATCACTCAATCCTACACTCCACACAAAATCCTCCATCTAACTCGTAACTCTTAGTACTCATAGGATATCCACAACTCTTGCAACGCCAAAGTCCCTCTTT